TTCTTACCTTTAAATTCTTCTCTCCAATGTTCTAGTTCACAACCGGAATAGATTAGCATGTCTCCTGGTTCTAGTTGTACTTTAATACCAGCTTGACCTTCTTTACCTGTTGGATCAAGATATATTGGCCATGGGTCACCACCTAAATTTAATGTAGTAGATATCTCACATGAGTACCTATCTTTGTGACGAGCTAAAATGTCTCCTTGTTTATATATCCTTGCATAAGAATAAGTCTCATTTAGTTTTAATTTTGTATGTTTCTCCATTACAGGTTTTACTTCTTGTAATAAAGTTTCCATTGCAATGTCTGAATAATGTGAATAAGTATTTGGTACTTGATCATCATTCCATATACCAAAGTATTCTGTAAATGGTGAAATGTATTTGTTATCAAATAAAAATCTTGCAACATTTCTTTTGTTTAAAAAATATTTATAAACAAACTCTGCTAGCTCAGATGATATAGCTTTTTTTAATACTGTGTACTTATTATTTTTGAACGACATTTTTTATCCTTTTTATTTTTTTTTGCATATCTTTTAAAAACATTCTAACAAAATCATCTTGTTCTTTGTTTTTATTATTTGAATTTAAAATAGTGTTTATAAAAGATTTTTTAATATTTTTATTAATTTTTAACATTTAACACTCCTTTTGGTATTGCTTGGCAGTTCCAATGTATAAATCTAAATGGATTATATCCCATATCAACTATATATTGATGGGGCATATACGATGGAAAAAACATCATTCTACCTGGTTTTACTTGATAACTAATTTGTGAACTTGCATAAGTTACTTTCTTTTTATCTTTTTCTGGTAAAAGATTCATTATATTACCAGGACGTGGGTCTTCAAACATAGGCATAGATGTAGACTCGTCTGCTTTTAAAAAATAAAAGCCAGACATATGACCATTCCAATGTGTATGTAAAGTATGGTGTCCACCTCCTTTTTTAGCAAACTCTTGTACCCATAATTCTGTAGTAAACAATTGATGACCAGACATATTAAACCCCATTTCATCTAATAAGTTATGTGCTGTTGCACCTATATAATTTTGTAATTCTAAAAAATTAGGATCACCTATTAATGATGTTGAATGGAATACATGACCCATGTCTCCTTTGTCACCAAATTTTTTATTACGTTTATCTATATCAGGTTTTAATGTCTCCTTTGATGCTTCAATATAAGGATCAGATGCTTTATTTAAACTATCTACAAACTTAGGTTGATCTGCAAACCATACAGGACATTTAAAAAATTCTTCTCTTGTTAATTGTTTTGGGTATCCATCTGCACTACCACAAGAAATTTTATCTAACTTGTTTCTTATTTTTTGTTTCTTATTTTTTGCTTTTTTCTTTTTCATATTTATCCTTTATTTAAATGGCCACCCTAAATTCCAAATAACCAAACTGTTTCTTTCTCCACTTTTAACTGGGCATACTCTATGCCATACAAAACCAGGAAATACAACCAAAGATCCTTTGGGTAATATGTCTTTACATTTTATAGGTTTTCTAGGTTTATCAGGATCTAGGTTTCTAAAATCAAATTCTAATTCACCACCTTTATAATCTTTTGGATCTGATAAAGTCACGGTTACAGATAGTTTTCTAATTTTACCATTCGATGGATCATTAGCTTCTCTTTGATATGGTCTATCCCAACCATCACAATGCCAATCGTAATATTGACCTTTTTTATATTTTGTAAATTGACAAGACTCAGAAAAATCCCATTGAAAATTCCAACCAGCACTTGCGTTTGCTTGATGAACATAGGGTTGTATCTCTTTATAAATCCATCTATCATTCATCCAAACAATATTAGAATCTCTTTTCTTTTTTAAATCTTTTATTTCTTTTTGATTTAATTTTTTATCACCATAACCTCCAGTGACTGCCATTCGATCTTGTAATTGGTGACCATACTTTACAATATCATCACAAATTCTATGAGGAACGGCTGATTGAAAATACCAATAATAGTTTGTTAGGTTCATATGTCTTTATATAATATTTATAACTTAGTTATATATTAAAGTAAAGAGGAATAAAAAGAATTGATCTAGATCAATTAAGAAACTGTCAACGTTCCAGATACAGTAAAAGTAGCTACTTTACATCCACCAGCAGGGCCCGGTAATGTTGCAACACTATTAGTTCCTGGTGCAACACTTGCACACGTTGATCCTGGTACTCTTAATACAACAACTCCTGATCCACCTGATCCATTAGTTCCATTCCATGCACCGCCACCACCACCACCAGTATTTGCATCTCCATCTGTATCAGATGACGGTGATGGTCCTTGAATACCATCTCCACCACCTCCAGGTCCACCTGGGACTGTTGATCCTGAAGCAACTGCTCCTGATCCACCCCCAGCATAAGTTACTGGACTTCCTGTAATTGAGTTAGCTGTTCCTGTACCACCTTTTCTTTCACCTAATGGTCCACCATTATTTGGTGATCCTGCTGCAGATGATCCACCACCTCCAGATCCTTTTCCTGATGCTGGTCCCTCTCCACCTGGGAATCCTTGAGGAGGACTAACAGGAGGATCATTTCCAACTCCTTCAACTGTACCACCTTCTGCTCCAGCTCCACCTCCTGAACCTCCTGGTCCACCATCTTTAGGTGCAACTTGTGGTCTTCCAAAACCACCTCCTGTTGATGTTATTGTTCCAGCTATTGAATCTGTTCCTTTTGCTGAAGGACCTCCAGGACTAACTCCAGCTCCACCAGCTCCAACTACTATTGAATTAGAACCTTTATCTAAATTTACTTTTGTTCCACCTGGGAAAGATGATCTAAAACCTCCTGCTCCACCTCCTGCATCTGCAGCACCACCTCCACCTGCTATTACTAAATAATCTGCTGCAATAGATCTTTCTGGCCAAGTTCCTTGACTCTGTGATTGAAATTGACTTTGCATTGACCACACACCACTTGCTCTTGTTAATTCTTTTACGATAATTATACCTGGTCCACCTGCTCCACCACTATATGTAGCAGAACTACCATTAACTGATCCAGCTCCACCGCCACCACCAGTGTTTGTTGTTCCTGCTGTACCATTTGCACCTGGATTAGCACCGCCGCCACCACCAGTTCCACCTGAACCTTGAACAGGACTAGGCACTGAAATATCCGATCCTCCTCCACCGCCGCCTGCATAAACTCCACTGTTTGGTAAACCAGGACTAAAAGAAGGACTTATATCTAAACCTGCACCACCATTACCAGCTGTGTTAGAACTTCCTCCTCCAGAAGTGTTGGCTCCTACTGCACCTGCCCCTCCTCCTCCTGATCCTACAGGAGCACCTGGAGTTGCTGAAGTACAACCACCGTTATTTCCTTGAGGAGGACTAACAGGAGGTGTATTACCTGTACCTCCACCGCCGCCACCACCAGCAGCTCCACCACCTGAACCACCCGGTCCACCTGCTCTAGTTCCTGGAACATACCCGGAACCATATCCACCACCAGTAGACGTAATCATTGAACTACATTCTACTCCTCCTTGATTAAAAATTGAATCACTACCTTTATCACCATCATCAGCTGGTGCAGAACCACCAGCTCCACCAGCTCCAATTACAACAGGTACTGTTCCACTTGCTGAAATACATGTAACATTTCTTAATCCACCAGCTCCACCACCTGCTGCAGAGTTATAATTATTAGATGCACCACCGCCGCCACCTCCAGCAATTACTGCTGTGTTAACTAGTGTAGTTCCTGTTTGAAGAGTTAAACATCCTGTAGCTGTTTTAACAGTTTGAGTACACTTCCCAAAAGAAGTTTTATTTGTTTTACCGATTATTCCGCCGTTAGTGGCCATGTCTTAAGTCTCCTATTCGGACACCCAAGCTGAGCCATTCCAATTATATTTGGTAGGTGTTTCCGATTCGTCGTTTGATTTTGTTGCTTCCCAACCTTGTGTGTTGTCAGCTTGATATTTTGTATCGTTCCAAGAAATGTTATATCTAACATCTCCTTCTTCTGTAACTGTTGGATAAGTTATTGGTGATTGCCAATTGTCACTTGAATCTAATGACCATGAAGCATGAGGTTGTTGTGCTAAAAATTTATTTTTTACAGGATCATAAATCATTCCGATTCCTGCATATTGTTTTCTAAAATTATGATTGTAAGAAGTTTGTTTCCAAATTCCACCTTTAAAAAAATTAATACACCATGTTTCACCATCAACATGTTCGTCTGAAGGAACACAGTCGTTTCCTACAACTACTACTCTTTGTACTACTTGGTGTGAATCTGACGTAAATCCAGTAGGATCTGTCATTGCTTTTAATTCTGCGAAATGTGCCATATTTTTACTCCTTAAATTTATATTTTATATTTTAATTTTAACTTATTGTCAATGTACCAGTTACAGTAAATCTTGCTACTTTACAGCCTCCAGCAGGTCCTGGTAAAGTTGTTACGGTATTAGTTCCTGGTGCCGCTGAAATAGATGTTGGTCCAGGTGCTCTTAATACAACAACTCCTGTACCTCCTGCTCCTCCAGTTCTTTTTCCAGCAGGTTGATTTCCACAACCACCTCCACCACCGCCACCACCAGTAGCAGCTGTTCCAGCTGTTCCATTTGTTGCACAGTTTGCACCTCCTGCACCACCACTTGTTCCACCAGCAGGACTTGTTCCTCCAGCTCCAGGTTGAGAGGGTGAACCTTGTGTACCTCCACCTCCACCACCTGCGTATGATACGGTAGTTCCGGTAATTGCATTAGGAGCACCAGCTCCACCATCTCCTGAATTAATTGAAGGACCACCACCATCACCTCCTTTAGCAGTTGCTCCACCACCACCAGAAGCTCCGTTACTACTAGCTGGTCCACCGCCTCTACCACCTGGAAATCCTTGAACTGGATCAGTTGGTCTAACATTTCCAGCTGGTTCGCATCCGGGTGAGGTATTACCATCATTAGAAACACCTCCACCTGATCCTCCTGCAAATCCTATTTTAGGTCCAGTATTAGCAGAACCACCACCGCCGCCACCATCTGTAAATATATATCCAGCAGCTGAGCCTGTTCCTGTTGCTCCTCTTAAA